CTCCAACTGGGCGTTCGGCCCAACCTGGACCCCGGGCACCGCTCCGATAGGCGGCCGGCCCACGAGCTGGCCCCTGGGCAGACGGTCCACTCCGCTCTGCAGTGCCATCGGGCCCTGGAACATTGGGATCTGTTCACCATGCAGCTCAAGCAGCACGACGCCGTTGTCATTCACTTCCTGGACTTCAACTCTGCCAAGCAACTGATATACGAGTCAGCCGAAGTCAATTATGGCCAGCTCAAGTACGTCGGGCAACGTACCAACTATATCTTCCTCCCAGAATCTGATGACCTCTATTACGACGATGGTCAGGAGGCCTATGTGCTGGTCCAGGAAGGCATCCGCCGAAAGGTGTCCGCGAAACTCCAACTCCCTGGCGAGGTGAAAACCTGGCGGCACTGTTGGGACCCCCGGCCTCTCATATGGACGCGGTGCAACTCTCGAGTCTTCGGCGGCTGGTTGGTTCATTACGTTCTACGAGAAGGCTCCTCGGGGCGGCTGCCCCCAGAGGTTTTCCCCACCTTTGGGGTCAAACACCTTCCATTGCCACCTGCACTGCACCTCCACCTGGCCCTCCTCATCTCAGACGTGAACTTCCCTGACCCCAAGAGTGACCCGGCCAAGTACAAGGAGACCAGGACGGCCGCCGTGCACAAGCTGTTGGGCGCCATGTCTCAGTTCACCCTCTCCCGCAGGCCCGAATCGGAGCCCTTTCGGGTGCTTGCCGAAGAAATAATTCGCCGCCCGGACTTCAACCTGATCTCCTGGAAGAGACAAATAGCCGAAAAGCTGGTCGAACTCGCCTGCTCCGGCAGCTCATACTCCACCTCGAATCTCGGCTACGGCAGAAATTTTCACGGCCCCGCCACCCCAATCATCAGCACCCGGCAGTGCCTTGGGTGCCGGATGTACGCCCCCGCCAAGTTCAAGTGGCCGGGCAACCTTTGCCCGAGCTGCCATGCGGCCGGCACCCTGGAAAAGGAGCTCGGGTACTCTGCTCACTACCTCCGCAACCAGCTCCTCATGGGGATCGTCCCCCACACGCCGGAACACGTCACCCCGGTGCCCGGGGGCCCCGTCCCTCTTGCCGACACCCGGCCGCCAGGCAAACCCAAGGATTGCATCCTCAATCAGGCGGACCCACCTAAGGGGGTTAAGCTTCGTGCGGGGCCCTGCAAGCTCAACAACGACCCTGCCAATAAGTTCTCCCTCCTCGTCGGTATGTTCCACTGCTATCTCCCCGCTCAGATGCCATCAGACCACATGGCCACTCTCCAGGCTATGTGTACCCGCATTTTCGCCAAGCCAAAATACACCCCGGATGAGAGGGTGTGGCCGGCCCTGCAGAGATTTTGCGAGAAGAATTGGAGCAAGATATTTCCGGCCTTCCAGAGGGTCACCACCCCGCTCACTCACGAAGAATGGGTGGCCTCCTTCCCAAAGTGCAGGCGGGCCATCCTCAACAAAGCCTACGAAGACTGGTTAAACGGCGTGAGGGAGGTCTGGCGTTTTAGCATCATCGTCAAGCGCGAGCTCGCCGATCAAGGGCCTCGGTGCCACACCCACCTCCAAACTCGGCCAGATTGGTCGGGCAGCCCCGCTGCTTTCCGAGAACTCACAGAGATGATCTACCGTTACCCGACCGCCTTCTGCCCTCCAAGAAACCCCAGAGCCATACAGGCCCCCAGCGATATCACCCATTGTAGGGCTGGCATCTGGCTGAGGAAAGTCACGGCCGCCCTGCATGACTGCTGGCACGGCAAGCACTTCATCCATTACTCCGGCGGCGACACCCCGAGCCAAGCTGACCAGTACGCCTCCAGATTCATGCGAGACAACGGTGAGGATAAGAAGC